GATCTCGCGTCTATCTATGTAGAGTCCGCCAGCCTTGCCTCGATGGACCTCGGCTGTGATGGCTGCGGATATCTGACCTTGGTCTTTTGCCTCCTCCCGTAGATCGTGGAGCGTGGACAGGTGGCTCTCCAGGGAAACTGCGTCTCGCTCCGCGAGTGACATTTCCAACTCAATGAGGTGGTTTCGTACAACTGGGTTATGATTGAGTAGAACACTGCCTTGAGTTTTCGCACCCTTTCGATCTTTCGTATACCCTGCTTTAATCGCTGCATCAGTAGCTGTTTGACCTTTCAAGTACTCCTTACAAAACTTCTTTTGTTTTGAGTTGAGCTGTTGCCAAGTCTTACCGTCCGAATCAATGTAAGCTGCGCCATCTTCTGTCGGAACCAAGTTTGTGTACGTTAGTTGTTTCATTCTTATCTCCAGAGTTTCTAATAGAGTTATTACAATAATAATAGAATATTAATAAATAAAATAGTTTTCTTATGCCCTCTTCGCTTCTTACTCGTTTGTTTCTAATAGTTCAATAGAATTCTATTACTTCCTTCGTTTCACACTATCCACTGTCCACGAGACTCTCCACTCGATTCTATTACTCTATTAGTGATATTAGTACTTTTCGTAAAGTTTTTTCAAAAAGTTTTTTAATTTCTAAAAGTATAATACGGTGCCTTCTAATAATAAAAAAGCCCTCGACTCACTCATAATGAATCGAAGGCTCTTTCTTTGCTATCTTATATTTGGCTAACTTTATAAATGTAACAATGACTATGGCTGTCTGCGGCTATCCCTGTCATTCGTAGACTTCCTTCATAGTTATAAATAACTATGAAATCGTCCCCTGGTTCTCCGTCATTCTCTATAAGGGCTAGTACGGGAACATCTCCTTCGTTCCAATCTTTTGGATCCATTTCAGTAATTGCATGATTTATCTCTCCAATCGAGGCTTTTCCATACTCGGTACATGAATCATGTCCTTGAGCTAACTCCTTAATAAATCGTTGGCTCATATTTATTGACTCTATGGTATGGGTGTTATCCAATCCGTTTAATTCTAAGAACTTATAAGTTTTCTTTTCTTTCATTTTCTTTCTCTCTCTCCTTTCTAATTTTTATTATTAATATCAACCACTTCGGCTTTCGTTCCGAATAATTGGTCGACCAAATCCTCTGGGCTCAGGGGTAACTCTTTCTTAGGGTATTTTATAGTCAAGTGGTGCTCTCCTCCAATCCAATGACATATATAATAATTATCAAAGTCTTGATGCCATGTTATACTCATCGCTCCTTTGAAATTATCTAAGTGTACATAATGCTCAGGTGGGTCTGTAAAGGGAACTGAGTCGGGTGGTCCACAAGCTCCGTACTCGTCAATCGAGTGTTCAAATGTGATCTCGGTCTCCCTAAAATCTCCTTCTAACTTTTTCCATTCATTCATATCTTTCTCCTTTCTATAAGTTAAAGTACTCAGACTCTTTTGTTTCGGTGTCTTCAATAAGGATCTCACTGCCTCCCCAATTAAGTATAATCGGGTCGGTCGAGCTACCGTGTTCCTCTGCAGGTGTATCGACAGGTCGGTTAATGGTACTTTGCCAAATGTCCTCGTACCCCTGTACAATCTTTCGTATCACATTCTCATCGTCTCGACAAGTGCATACTTCGATGTACGTGGACTCAAGTATATTTTTTCCTTTCGTTTTTAAATAAATATTTATCATTTTCTTTCTCTCTTTCTAGTTAAAATCCCTACGCGCCCGCGCGGGTATATATATTATAAAGGCGATTATACCGATTTTAAAGCAGTACGGGACGGCGCAGGCGACCCCCGCCCATAAAAAAGCCCGCGTTAGCGGGCTCTTTGGTTCGGTGCCTTCTAATAATTATATATACTTTTTGTTAAACTGTGGCTCTCGCGTCATTGTAAACCCAGCAACTCCGCTGGTATGGCACATTTTCACATGGTAGACATATCCTTTATAACTATATATTGTAGTTTCTATCAGATGATCACTTGGTTCGTTCTCATCTTCCCATGACATATCTACATAAAGGTATTTTTCTGACTGGACAAACTCTATCTTTGCGGTAGTTAGTTCTTCCTCCAACCCGTATAACTCTCCCATGTTGATATCGTAGGCTTTTCGACTTAATGTCTGAGTCCCAAACGGGCAACTGGTCTCGTCCCATAGTTTATCGTTAGCGTATATTTCGTATAGTTTTTCCATTACTCCTCCCCCTTTATTGGTTCGAGTTTATATCCCGTAACTTTGTAATCTTTATCGTACTTATGTACATACCAGAACTTTTCGCCTGTTTCGATATCCTCGAGCAAAGCATCTTGGTCTAAACTTTCCAACTCCTCTATTATGGTGCTCTCGCTCGTTGGTCCGTCTATAACTGACTCTGTCAGTATTTCCATTGTATGAAGCACATTCCATAACTTATCGTAAAGGTCGAGTATCTCTCTGATCTTATCGACTTTAGTGACGCAAAGGAACTCTTGGTATTGGTTTGGGTTCCTTTCTTGCTCATGAAAATGACATAGGCTCACTCTAAATAATCTATCTTTCATATCTTTCTCCTTTATAGTCTACCTGTTCTCCACAACTTATTCGCTGTGTCTCTCACGTAGTTTGGTGCTTGTTTTAATGCCCTTCTTTGTAGGTTATTCGGGCTACCTAGTTTGTATACTCGGTCGAGTGGTCTACGGGGGTCTACGAACCAAGTAATCTTATCACATGGATAGGATGCTTGTTGTTGCTCTGGCACCTCTACTCCTATTAGTCCCGCGTATTTAATATACTTTTGCGGGGCGTCCTGATCGTCAGGATCGATGCTTGCCTCTACTGCCATGTGTTTGGGTATGCGTACTTCCCAATATCTATTTAAGTTATTCATATCTCCTCCGTCTTAGTAACGTCCATCCAATCGAACCCGTCTCTGGGTGCAAAGTATCGTACATTATTCTCGTCAACAGCTACTATCTCGCCAGTCGGCAAGTCTTTTTCGTTAGCGATAATCTCCTCACACTCTTCTACTGTATGGGTATCAGGTAATCTAATATACTTGCCGTCTTTCTCATAGGCATCACTCGGTTCGGGGTAAACCCGTAAGCTATATAGTTTTTCGTTCATATCTCCTCCTTTACGAATTTATCTAATCGTAAAATACTCCCCATATGCATCGGTGAAACATGTCCATCACCACAATACATTTGGTTCATTACATAAGTATAGTTGTCGTCGGTGTAGGTAATAGTTTGTATGGAATCTTGCCATGCAGGAAAACTCTCGTCATACACTGGTTCTGATCGAGCTATTTCTTTCCAACCGAGTTCTTCAATGGGAAACCCCGCTAAACCATCTTCAGTAACTTCTTCGCTCAGGTACGTCATCGAATGGTATTCATCTATTCTTTTAAAGATGTTTTCAATCGCATACGCTTTATACTCCTCTTGAGTGTACTGGGTAGTTACTTCCTTACCCTCTATTGTTTCCGTTACTTTCACGGTGTCATTTTTATATGTTATACTCATATCTTTCTCTCTTTCTAGTTAAAATCCGCGTAAACCCTTACGCGGTATAGGTATATTATAAAGCCGAAAAGTACCAATTTAAAGCAGTAAAACGACGGCGCAGGCGACCAAACCACTAGCGTTTACCCTTAGTTTCCCGCGCTAATCGTTTACGCTCCCAATCATCAATCGGGTACGAACCTTTCGGTCGAGCACCACTGATGTAGACTGGTCTATCGGTAGGTAATCTTTCGATGATCTCGTTGGCTTCTACTTTGCTCTCGAGCTCAATCGTTACACAATATTTCATTCTACCCACCTCCCTTCAATTACTATACCACCATTGCTGTCTACTTCGTAACGCTCTTTTTCTTTATTGTAATAAGTACCGTCGTAGAGTACTTCATCGCCATCGGTTGCCATTATGTCGCTGTCTTCGTACGTTGCTATCTTTACCCGCTTATTGTAGGGTAAATCAAAAACGTCTTCGGAATCGTAATGTCCTTCGTACTCTCCAAACTGTCGGTCTAGTTCCCTAACTAAGTCATCCCCGTCTTTTAGTGTACCTTTCCCGATTGTACAGAGGTGTCCTCCTCCGTCTCCTGATATTAATGAGAAAGTATAAACGCGTGGTAATTTAAATACGTTATCGCTCATTCTGACTCCTGGAGTTCTGTTTCGTTATCGTCTAGATCTCCCTCTAATTTAGTTGCTATTCGGTCGAGTGTTGCTGCAAGCAAGGTATTTAAATCGAAGGCTGTATCTGCTTGTGCTCTCATATATTTTACTATTAATGATAACTCTTCAACAGAGTAGTCTGCATAGAAGTCTACTAGTTCATTTCCCTGTTCATCTTTCATTGTTGGTCTCCTTTAAACATCTTTCTTTTAATTGCTCGTAATTATCAAAAGCACTACAAAAACGCTCGTAATCATTTATCCAATTTATTAATCCTTTTCTATTTACTATTTGAAAACTCTCTCCGCTCTCATGGTTATAAAAATGTATTGGTTTAAAATCATCT